AATCAGGATATGAGCCTAACATTGTACCGACATTCCCCGCGTCATTAAAGTTAATAGCATAGGACTTACTCACATTGTTCGGTGCTATGCAAATGCTAGTAACCACTAAATAATGATGCTCTATGCTATATTAAAGTGTATGCCAAAGTTATACGAAAAGATGTATATATAGTAGTGTAATATCTGTGCTTGTATCCGCACTTATACACATACTTATACACATATATACATAAATAATAATAATAACATACAATAAAAAAAATAAAAAGGGGAAACTCGTGCCTGCAAGACTAATGGCTTCGGAATCCCCTTCCTATTACTTTAGAGTCCTAAGCTGCCAAGCTATTTGACCCCACTTTTTAGCATTATATCTATCGTTGTTCATCTGAGATTGTGTCTCAAACAACTTAGCTTCGGCTGCTAAATCTTTAGACTTCCTACGCTTGGTTGCAAGAGGTAGTCCTCTCAATTTAACTATGGCTTCAGCCATAAAGATATCTGCATCCATATCCATGACATCTGATAGTTTGTCATCGTATGTTACTTCATCCTTAGATTCAGACACATTAGGTGTCTCATTATTGTCTCTATTTAATATAGACATGATATTCTCCTTATATTATTCATAAATTAATTAATAAATAAAAATGGAAAATAACGAAAATTCCTAAATGGAAAATCCCCCGATAGGGGGGTAGTATAGTAAATAAGAGTGTATTTCAAAATCCTACAATTTTTTTTGTAAACAACTTGGGTAAACTACTTGATTTGTACTTGACTTATAACTTAGATTCTGGGCGGTGGTTGGGTTAAGGAATATAAATATGTGTAGTAGAGAAAATAAAAATGGCTGAATTATACAAAGGATTATCTCGATTAAGTTTAGAAGAGCAAGAAGCCATATTAGATACTATATCTCAATCATATTTTCCAATACAGATTAATGATAAAGTATTTATGATTCCAGAAGAAGTAAATGACTTAATAGATAGATTAGTTACTAGATTAGAAAAAAATGGACATCAAGTAAATATAGGAGATATTGTTGGAGAAGCAGACAATTAAGGGAGTGCCTCACTATGTATATGATACATATGAGGAGTTTAAAGAAAATTGTCCAAGTGAAGAAGTCCATGATGATTGGAGGACTGGCAATGAGGGAGATTGGGTATGGTCAGATGATGGTAGGATTGTACAATTACTTAAAGTAAGTAAAAGTGTAAATCACCCAGGCGACAGAAAAAACTATAAGTATGCAAACGGATGGGTAAGAACTGTCGTAGGTAGTTTCTTAAATAGGCATACAGTTAAAATGGATACAGATTTCTCTCAACATCCCAATCGTTATACATTTAGTAAGACAATTAAAGATACAAACAAACGAGTTAAGGAAAGAACAAAGGTAACAAACAAAGAAAAAATGTTTGCTACAAATATTGTTGTAGGAATGGGAGCTGTAAAAGCATATAAAAAAGCATACAATGAAATGTCAGATAACAAAGCTGGTAAGAAAGCAGCTGTATTATTAAAGCAGGAAAGAGTTATGAAAGAAATAGAAAAGTCAGTATTAGATGTTGCAAAGGGATTGGGAATAGACCACGAATACATTTTAAATAAATTAAAACACCTAGCAGATTATAGTGAAGATGATAACATCATATTGCAATCTACAAAAGAATTAGGTAAAATTGTTGGAACATCAGGTAGCAATGTAAAACAAATAGAAACTGGTATAGTGGGAATGTTTCAAGGATTTGGAAATGAAGACTTACAAATAGCAGAAAGAAAAAAAGAATTACCTAAAGAGATAAAACAAGATGGAACTTAGAAAAGATGATAGTGGAAACATTATAGCATGCCCTAAATGCGGCTCAAGAAGAATAAGAAAAGATGGGTGGTCGTATTGGAAAACAAAAAAAAGACAAAGATGGTATTGTCAAGCATGCTCAAAGAAAACACTAAAACCAGTTATTGTAGAGAAATCACCATTTGAAGTAGAAGAGATAGAAGAAGTAGAACACTTACCTATTGAAGAAATAATTGAACATCGAAAAAAACAATACTCACAAAAATTAAAAGCAAAGAAATCAAAAAAATTAATAAACATAAAAATAAAAATAAACGGGCCTATTGGAATACTTCATTTCGGAGACCCTCATGTTGATGATGATGGAACAGACTTAGCTGAAATATATAGTCTTTGTAATCTTGTAAATAATACAGATGGATTATTTGGGGGTAACTTAGGAGATATACAAAACAATTGGATAGGGAGACTCCAAGCATTGTATGGACAACAATCTACTTCTGCAAAAGAATCATGGAGACTTACAGAGCATTTTGTTAATCAAGTAGAATGGTTGTATCTAGTAGCAGGAAATCACGATGTATGGAGTGGTGATGGAGACCCATTAGAATTTATTATGAGAGAACACAGTGGCGTATATGAACAATGGGGAGCAAGACTTAATTTAATTTTTCCAAGTGGAAAAGAAATAAGAGTAAATGCAAGACACACTTTTAAAGGAAATAGTATGTGGAACACAGCTCATGGTGTGGCAAAGGCAGCTCAGATGGGATGGAAAGACCATATCTTAACTTGTGGACATACTCATGTGTCAGGTTATCAAGTATTAAAAGACCCAGCTAGTGGAATCATAAGTCATGCATTACAAGTAGCATCATTTAAAATAATGGATAGTTACGCAGACAAACTTGGATTAGATGATAAAAATATATTTAATGCTCCAGTTACTATAATAGACCCTAAATATGATGACGATGATAATAGACTAATAACTACTATATTCAATCCATATGAAGGTGCAGAATATTTAAAATACAAAAGAAGAAAATGGAAGAAGTAATTTTAATACCAAATTTATCTTATTGGGGTTTAGCAAATAAAGGCCCGAACCAACATTCGCATCACCAAAAAGGTCGTAAGTCTCAAAGTTATAAACAATGGAAGTTTATTATAGATGGCAAATATAAATACACAGAATGTAAGCGAAGCTGAAGAAGCTCTAAAACTTGCATACACAGATTTAATTGCATTTGGTAAATTATTTTTACCTGACGATTTTTTACGAAGCGAAACACCATTCTTTCATTATGAAGTTGCAGATGCAATTGATGACAAGAATAACAAACAAACTGCCATTATTATTCCTAGAGGTCATGGTAAGACCGTATTAACAAAAGCATCTATGTTAAAAGATTTTGTTTTCTGCAAAGACGACTTTCTTTTTTATGCTTGGGTGTCTGCTACACAAAAACTTAGTGTAGGTAATATGGATTACATTAGACACCACCTCGAATTTAACGATAGATTAAAATATTATTTCGGGGATTTAAAAGGAAAAAAGTGGACAGAGGAAGACATAGAGTTAAAAAATGGATGCAAACTTATCAGCAAAAGTAATGTCGCAGGAATCAGAGGAGGAGCAAAACTACACAAAAGATACGACCTCATTGTACTCGATGACTTCGAGCATGAAGCAAACACAATTACGCAGGAAGCGAGAGATAAGAATGCTAATCTTGTTACTGCTGTTATCTATCCCGCTATTGAGCCTCATACTGGTCGGTTGCGTGTTAATGGCACTCCTGTACATTATGATTCTTTTATTAACAATTTGCTCAATAGTTATGCAAAAGCTGAAAAAGAAAATAAAGAATTTGCTTGGAAGGTAATTACTTATAAAGCATTTATAGATAACGATACTCCATTGTGGGGTTCTTTCTTTACAAAAAAGAAACTAGAAGAAAAGAAAAAATTCTACGCAGATAGTGGAATGCCTCAAAAATTCTATCAAGAGTATATGATGGAAGTACAATCTGAAGAAGATGCAATATGGAAAAGAGAACATATAAGATATTGGAATGGTTACTTTAAAAATGAAGATGGTGTTAATTATATAGTAAAAGACAATGAGGATATTCCTGTTAATACATTTATTGGGTGTGACCCTGCTACAGATATTGATACAAAGCATTCTGACTATAGTGTTATAACTGTTATTGCGATTGATGCAAATAATGAATTGTATGTATTAGAATATGAAAGACATCGAAGTATTCCAACTATAGGTTCTAAGAATCCAGAGACAGGAGAGATAATAGGAAAGAAAGGTGTAGTAGATATTATTATTGAATTACATCAAAAATATAATTGTACATCATCTACAGTTGAAGATGTTGCAATGAATCGTAGTATATTCCAAGCAATGAATGATGAAAGAAGAAGACTAAATAAGTTTGATATAGCTGTAATACCTGAGAAACCCGGCGGGCAACAGAAAAGAAATCGCATTTATTCTGGACTTTCTGCACGTTTTAGTACAGGAACAGTGCATTTACGGAAAAATATGTTTGATTTGATTAACGAAATACTTACTTTCGGCCCTAAAATGGCTCACGATGATACAATAGAATCTCTTTATTACGCACAAATACACTCATTTCCACCGAATATGAAAAAGAATAAAGAGAAAAAATCATGGTTTAAGCCTAAAAGAAAAGCAAAGAGTTGGTTAGTATCGTAAGGAGTAGATATGCCTAGATTTGGTAAAAGGTCAAAAGAAAGACTAAAAGGAGTTGATAGAAGACTTGTAAGTGTCCTAAATGAATTGATTAAAATAATGGATGTTACAATCATTGAAGGATTACGGAGCGAGCAACGACAGGAAAAGTTACTAGAACAAGGCTCAACTAAAACAAAGTTCAGCAAACATATTGAAGGAAAAGCTGTAGACCTCGCTCCTTATCCCATAGATTGGGAGGATAGAGATAGGTTTCACTATATGGGTGGAATGATTCGAGGTATTGCAAAACAATTAAATGTTCCTGTTCGTTGGGGCGGCGATTGGGATTCTGATGGCGAAACTAAAGATAATTCATTCGATGATTTAGTTCATGTGGAGATTAGAGGATAATGGCAAGGGTTACAAAAAAATCAAAAGCACAAATAAATAAACAAATATGGGATAAAGTAAATAATTCTCATAGACACAGATGGCAAAGCGTAAGTCAAAAAGGATATGATTTTTATCTAAACGAACAACTTACAAAAGAAGAACTTACAATGTTGGAAGAATCTGGAATGCCAACATTTACTATAAATAGAATAACTCCTATTATAGAAATAATGAAATACTT